TTTTTAAGTTAGTCGATGCGCCTTGTGCGCTTCTTTTTCTTCTTTCTCTTTTGGCGGGCGGTGTCCTGCGGCTCGTCACCGCCTGATGCACCGCCGCCCAGCAATCCACCGAAAGCACCCAGCACAGAAGCCACGCCCGGAACGATGTCGGATTTCGGCATGAACCCCGGTTGTTCCTGATGCGTGGGCTGGTCTTGCTGCGGTGCTGACACTTCGGGCTGGTGCATCTTTCCGGTTTCGCCCGAAAAACGTTCGTTGAACACGTTCGCCGAATACTCCTTGCCCAAGCGTGAACCGTTCAGCACCACCCGGCTGTCGTGGTCGATGAACGTAACGCCGTAGATGCGCCCGCTGTCATTCTGACGGAATACCACGTCAATGCCCTGCTTCTTTAGCTGTTGTTCCAGTTCTTTGCGGCTGCGGGCGGTCTGCATGGCAGTGGCTACAATCTTCCGGGTGCGTTCTTTCAGTTTCCCGTTCTTGATTGCTTCGCCCGATTTCTCCATTCTGCGCTGCACCGCTTCATAACCCACCGACTTGCCGATGCGGGAAGCCTTTACCGGATTGCCTGTCTTTTCGCCCTTGTCGTTCATGGCGGAATAGACAATGCCCTGATAGGGCTTGCCGTTTATCTCGCCCTTGACTTCCTCGGCGCACACGTTGTAAGAGGCAAGCAAAGCCTTGTACTCCCCGAACGACTGAAAACGATAGCCATAGCAAGCCGCTTTCACGGTATTGCCGATTTGGTGCTTCACATCCCCGGCGGCATAGTCCACCTTTTTAAGTTCCGGGCGTTCGGCACGTTCCTTTCGCTCTGCCGGGTGCAGCCCGTATTTCTTTTCCAGTTCACGGGTGATTTGCTTGCTGCGCCGATGCTCGAACTTGTCATTCAGCGGCTTGCCGTTCTCGTCCACCCGCAACCCCACGATGTGGATGTGGTGGCGGTCGATGTCGGTATGCTTGTACACCAAATAGGGCTGGTCGCCATAGCCCAACTTCCGCATATACTCTTTGGCGATGTCGGAAAGCTGCTGGTCTGTCAGCACGTCTTCCGGGTGCGGGTTTATGGAAATATGAAGTATCGGCTTCTTGGTGGATAGCTGGACGGGCATCTGCATTTCAAAGCTGCGCATACACTCGCCGATAGAGAAATTCCCGTCCTCGCTCAACAGCATCCGGTTGGAGAAAAGCACCTTTGCTTCCCCGCTGTCCACCTTGTTTTGGTTGTACGCCAGTGCGCCGAACATATTGCCGCCCGTGCTTATTTTGGCAACCATAGTTCCTTGCACTCGTTTGTCAGGTCGATAACCTGACGGTTCAACACAGCTAGTTCGGTGGTCGCTTTCTCTAATTTATAGAGAAAAGCCAGTGCCTTTTTCTCCGAAAAGTTGCTGTGCAACGCCTTTACGACTTGGTTGTAATTGACCGCTACCGCTCTGAATTGGGCATAAAATTCGGTCAGCCGGGCGCAATACTCGACCGCCGACTTGTCCACTTTCACCACCCGGAACGGCTCGCCGAAGATACGTGCGGCGATGAAACGGGACTTGCTCGTAACGCCCGACTGCTCCCACTGCGAGAGGAAGCGGGCGTTCTCCCGCTCGTTCAGGTAAAGGACATGGCGATGCTTCGCCGGGTCTGCGAGTAAGGGGGGAAAAACGAAGCGTGTCAATATGTGGTCGGTCTGAAAATGAATGATTGCTTTGGTTTTCAAAGTGTTAGGGTGGAGTAGGGGAGAATGGGCTGCAAAAACGAAGCGTTTACATCGCTTTACATTGGGCTTACATTTGAGCCTCGTTTGAACGCCGTTCAAATGAAATGCTTTACATTGAAGGTGGGATAGGGGAGATTTCGGAGTGTTGTCGTCGATTGCTCTCCATGGTTTACTTTTTCCTCATATACAAAGATAGTCAAACGGATCGGTTTATACAAGTGGAGTGGGGGAGTGCATGGTGCGCTTTTCCTTTTTATTTTATCTAAATTATTCCATATAGATGATATTTGGTATATTTGCAATGAAATAAATACCGTATATTATGAGTAAAGTTATCCATGTACATTTGATTTTTGAGAAAAAGAACATCTATTTTGGTAGTATATCGGCCATTTTTGAAACTCTAACGGAGAAACAGGTCGGGATCACCAAGAATAGTCTTTTACATGCTGGACTGGTTGATGACATTGCCAAATACACGAAACGTGCAATGATTATTCAGTCTCGCTTGATAACATGCACCAGAAAGGGCTGAAACAGCCTTAGAACGTCTATAAAGCCGCTTTTTGCGGCTTTTTTTTGTATTCGTGTCGGTAATAGTACATCAATGGGAGGCTGCTACTTACTTTGAACGGTTTGAACAGTCGGAAAAATTGAAAGGGTTTACACTTGGGTTTACAACTTGGGTTTACATTTTCTCCATTACAAAAACGAAACGTTTTAATAGGGTTTACACTTGGGTTTACATTTTCGGATTATTTTTTTAGCGATTTGTCTATCTATACAATATAGATAGGACTTGTTTTTGCTTGTTTTTAAACTATTTGAGGGGGCAAATAATACATTGATAATATTTATTTACTCCCCTATATTTTAATTCATATCTCTAAAAATCAGTGTTTTGTTACTTTTTACCCCCTTCACCCCATAAAACTCGTTTTATCCGGCACCTGCAAGTGTTGAACTCCCCGCATCTGAAACACGCCCCGACTTGTCCTGTTTAAGTTGTGTAATTGTCTGTTTGAGCATCCCTATTTCCTCTGCCTGTTCTTTTATTGTAGAGAGAAGTTTATCCACAATTTCAGGGGGGGCATTGTATTTTTCGATTTCTTGCTTATTGTCTTGGCTTATTTCTTGGTGTATAGTATATGAATTTTGGGAGACATCTGTATTATTGGATTTAAGCATATTCCCCTCCCCTCTCATTAGCCATTCAGCAGATAAATCCGGATATAGGGTTAAAACTTTAACTATCATATCTCCGCCAGGCTGTGATGCCATATTTTTTCCCTTGAAGTTGCTGGATTGTATTCCAGTAGCCTCAAAGAAATCTACTTTTTTTATATCCTTCTCTTTTAAAAAGGCAAGAATTTTATCTTTTATGGTCAAAATATCTCCCATATTTGTTTTTAGGTTAAAATTTTATCCTTATATTTGCAGCGTGTTCAAAGTGTGAACACCGCCCCAAAGCTACAAAAAAGGCTTGAGGTGACAATGAGAAATATAAAAAGAAGAAAAATAGAAGGTTATGAAACGGTATTATTTTGAATTGACAGATCGGAGTTATAATGATCTGGGGGCTTTTATTCCGGATGGGTACAGCAAGGAAGTGGCTGTCAGGCAAGCAAAGAGGTGGATGGCAGAAAACAGTATAGTATTAGCCACCCTTATCGTGAATAGCCTAAGAACATCTAACGTGTTGGATGTAATTGATATTGATATACTTAAAACGAAGATATAATGGAAGCAAAATTTAAAAAGGGACAAAGTGTGAGAATCACCAAGAGGAACGGTGAAGTCATTGATGGTGTAATCCGCGACTGGGACTATAACATTTGTACTTTCGGTCGTGAATATAATGTCGATTATATGAAAGATGGCCAGGTTTGGACTGTGATATGTGTTCCGGAGGATGCCATACAAGAACTCCGATAGATTTCCGGGGCAGTTAGTTCAGTTGGTAGAACACGCCAAACTCCCGCAAGGGAGAGGCCATGGTCCGTGGTTCGAGTCCGCGACTGCCCGCTACAATAATTTAACTTATCAGCGAATTATGAAAGAACGAATAGTGGTAGAATACAGTGAGGTGGGTAAAATAGCCGGTTTGCTGGGTTGTTCCCGGGAAATGGTCTCCCACTCCCTTGCATTCCGCAAGAACAGCAAGTTGGCCCGTTCCATCCGCAAGCTCGCCATCGAGCGCGGTGGAACCAAGGTAGGTGGTAACCCTGAAAAGAAGGAAAGCGATGAAAAGTGAGTTGATGGCATTGTTCGGTGACCAGCTGCGCTGGTTTATACACTTGAACTGGAAGCAGCGCCTTTGTGTACTTTACTTCTGTCTGAATTTCTGTCTGATATTTTCTGTGAGTGAAGACAATTTGCTTTGGGCGCTTTTTGTTGTACTGAACTTTGGGGCTTCAGTACGGCTGTTGAAGAGGCATGTCCCTTTGAATGATTTGGAGGACTGATAACAGAACGGAAAATGGAATACTATAATAATATACTGTGTGTAACCTGTGAAGAGCTTACTTCAGGAGATAATCCGGTGATGAAGTATATAACTTTATACCAAAATGTCCGTCGCGGTAACATCGAAAGTATCAACCGTGGCGGTGGCGAGGGCAATGTAGCCCTGTATTCCTATTCTTCCCTTCCCGAGAAATACAAGAAACGTTGGGTTGAGCGCCATGGCGAGCCCGAGAAACAGATGCGAGAAGAAATGATCCGTAACATAGTGAAGAAAGACGAGAAGGCCGAGCGCTTTTTTGAGGAGTACCGTTACGACAAGAACGGTGAGCTGGTCGCCCTTCCCGAGGATGTGAAGAAGGAATACACCTGGAACGCTTCGGTGCTGAACGCGCTGATGGAAGAGTTCAAACGCTTGAGTTCATCCAATAACAAGCTGACCGGTTTCCGCCGTAACCTTTGGGAGCTTCTGCTTGTCACGAGTGAGGAGTGGCGTCCGGTGTACGGGCACAGCCTCCCGGGCAGTGTGGGCCGGTTGAAAGCCCTGATAAGCAAGTTCCGTCCCGACAACTACGGTGTGCTTGTGAGCGGCAAGTACGGCAACAGCAACACGCTGAAGATCGAGGAGGACGGCGGGCGTTACCTTGTTGCATTGAAACGCAGCCGTGTTCCGGTTTATACTGATATGGAGATCTTCGAGGAGTACAACCGTGTCGCTCCGGAACGTGGCTGGAAGCCCCTGAAGAGTCCCCGCAGCCTCCGCGAATGGTTCAGCAGCCCGCGTGTCGAACCTCTGTGGTACGATGCCGTTTATGGGGAAATGAAGGCGCACCAGCGTTATGACCGCAAACACCGCACCATCCTTCCGGGCCGCCGTGACAGCCTCTGGTATGGCGACGGCACGAAGCTGAACCTCTACTATCGTGATGAGAACGGGAACAAGTGCACTACAAGCGTGTACGAGGTGGTGGACGCTTACAGCGAAGTGCTTCTTGGCTATTACATCAGCGATAATGAGGACTATATCGCCCAGTACCATGCTTTCCGCATGGCTATCCAAACGAGCCGGCACAAACCCTACGAGATCGTGTGCGACAACCAGGGCGGTCATAAGAAGAACGCGGCGCTGGGTCTTTTCTCGAAGATCAGCCGTATCCACCGCCCGACAGCTCCGTATAATGGCGAATCTAAGACGATTGAGAACATTTTCTACCGCTTCCAGAGCCAGGTATTGAAGAAACGTTTCGGTTTCACCGGGCAGAATATTACGGCAAAGAGAGAAACAAGC